ACAGCAGTTCAACGTTTGTTGACAAGATAAAAGCCAACTTTAAAGATTACGAGGATAAAGCTCTGCTAGTGAAGATCGATGAACAACTTATTAGACTAGGCGTTATAGATAAAAAAGGTAACGCTGTGATATTAGGTACAGACAATCCTTTCAAATGGATTGTTGGGTTTAAACCCGGTGATAAAATCGATAACAGTACCCCGGAAAAAGAACAAGCTGAAATGGTGAAGCTCTCTACGCAAATAAATAAATGGAAACTAAAAAATCCTACAGATACTAATGTAAATCCGCAACTTAAAGATCTCGCAATATGGGCAGCTCCTGGAGGAACTGGAGGAGAGTTTAGTAAGGCAGCTATGGACTCATTTAATGCAGAAGTACGAAAACTCCGAACGAAGCAAAAACCAACGCCGCTCCAAGTTAGACAAGTAGTCGGATTATGGTCTAAGTATTACTACGGCAGTATAAAAAGATCATACAACACATATCAATAAACCTTCCATATTTTCAAAAAAGTAGTTGACTTTTTGTTAAGTATCTAGTATAATATATATTAGTACACAAAACATAAAGGAGATACTTATGAGTGATCGTACCTATGGTGCAGAAGAAAAAGCTAAACTTGAGCGTTTAGTTGGCGAAGGCGTAACTGTTTTACAAGAAATTGAAGATTTAAGCGAAGGTCTTAAAGAAACAGTTAAAGCAGTTGCAGAAGAGTTAGACATCAAACCAGGCCTTATTAACAAGGCAATTAAAATTGCACAAAAGAATGATTGGGCAAAGCATTACGATGCGTTTGATGACCTTGAAACTCTTGTTACTACTATAGGCAAGGACAAGTAAATTTGAACAAAGTTATTAATTTTTTTAAAGATAGCTATAAACTTAGTCCTGTAGCGTTTTATTGTGAGATGGTAGAAGCAGTATTCTTAATAGGCGCAAGTGCCGTTCTTACATTTACTGTACTAGATCCAGCAACAAGAATATTTATTCCTATGTACTTGGTAGGATCAGTGCTGGGTGTATGTAGTGCAATTATTAGGAAGGCAGCATTTGTGATAGTATTATGTAGCTGGTTTGTTATTATGAATACTATTGCTATCATTCAATTATTTTTATAGGAGTACTGAATGAGTTATGTAGACGCATTTTTTGATCGTGACGCAGATATTATTAGAGCTGTTGAACGTAAAGACGGCAAGAGAAGTTTTACAGAATATCCTGTAAAGTATACTTTCTATTTTGAAGATCAAAGAGGAAAGTATAAGAGTGTGTACGGCGATCCGTTGAGTCGTATTGTGTGTAAGAGTACTAAAGACTTTCGAAAAGAAGTTGCTATTAACAATTCAAAGAAGTTGTTTGAATCAGATATTAATCCTATCTTCCAATGTTTAAGTGAAAACTATCTTAACCAAGAAGCTCCTAAACTAAACATTGCGTTCTTTGACATTGAGACTGACTTTGACCCAGAGCGAGGCTTTGCTGATCCTAGTGATCCGTTTATGCCTATTACTTCTATAAGTGTATACTTACAGTGGCTTGACACAATGGTATGTATTGCTGTTCCTCCTAAGACACTTACTATGGAGCAGGCAAGAGCAGAACTTGAAGGCATAGATAATGTAATATTGTTTGAGAAAGAAGGTGACATGATTGACACTTTCTTAACATTAATTGAAGACAGTGATGTACTAAGTGGGTGGAACAGTGAAGGATATGATATTCCGTATACTGTAAACAGAACTAGTCGTGTACTAAGCAAAGATGACACACGCAGATTCTGCTTGTGGGGACAACTTCCTAAGAAGCGTATGTATGAGAAGTTTGGTAAGGAAAGTGAAACATTTGACCTAGTTGGTCGTGTACACTTAGACAGTTTAAACTTGTATAGAAAATACACGTATGAAGAGCGTCACACATATCGACTTGATGCTATTGGTGAAGTTGAAGTAGGCGAAAACAAAGTTCCATATGAAGGAACACTTGACGCACTTTACAACAACGACTTCCGCAAGTTTATTGAATATAATATTCAGGATACTGCACTACTTGATAAGTTAGACAAGAAGCTACGCTTTATTGATCTAAGCAACGAACTTGCTCATGCAAATACTGTGTTGCTACAAACTACTATGGGTGCTGTTGCTGTTACAGAACAAGCAATTGTTAACGAAGCACATCATAGAGGATTACAAGTACCTAATCGTCAGAAGCGTGACGATGATGCTACCCAGGCAGCTGGTGCATATGTTGCGTATCCAAAGAAGGGCTTACACAAATGGGTTGCTTCAATGGACTTGAACTCACTGTATCCTTCAGTAATTCGTGCATTAAATATGGCGCCTGAAACTGTTATTGGGCAAATACGTCCAGAGATTAGTGACGATCGTGTACACACTGACATGTTCTTAAAGAAGAAGAGCTTTGCAGGTAGTTGGGAAGGAAGGTTTGCTACAGAAGAGTACGATGTTGTTATGGAACAACGTAAAGATGTTCCGCTTACATTAGACTTTGAAAACGGACAAACTGAAATACTAAGTGGCGCTGAAATTTATAAACTAATATTTGACTCTAATAACCCTTGGATGCTTAGTGCAAATGGTACTATCTTTACTACAGAGTTTGAAGGAGTTATTCCAGGTATCCTAAAGCGTTGGTACAGTGAACGTAAAGAGTTACAAGCAAAGCTAAAGAAGGCACAAGCCGCAGGTAACAAAGTTGAGATTGAGTATTGGGACAAACGACAGCTAGTTAAGAAGATTAACTTGAACAGTTTGTATGGTGCTATTCTTAATCCAGGTTGTAGATTCTTTGATAAACGTATTGGACAATCAACAACACTTACAGGTCGTACTATTGTTAAGCACATGAGTGCAGAAGTTAACAAAACTATTACTGGTAAGTATGATCACATTGGTGAAGCAATGATCTATGGTGATACTGACTCTTGTTACTTTAGTGCATGGCCTATTCTTAAAGATGATATTGAAGCTGGTAAAATTCCTTGGAGTAAAGATAATATTATTGCACTTTATGATCAAGTATGCGAAGCTGCAAATACTACGTTTCCGTCGATGATGGCTTCGTCATTTCATTGTCCAAAGAGTCGTAGTGATGTCATTGCAGCGGCTAGAGAAATTGTTGCACAAAGTGGATTATATATTACTAAAAAACGTTATGCAGCATTAGTATATGACGTTGAAGGTTACCGAAGCGATGTAGATGGTAAGCCAGGTAAAGTTAAAGCAATGGGCTTAGACCTTCGTAGGTCAGATACTCCAGTGTTTATGCAAGAGTTTTTAAGTGAAATTTTACTTATGGTACTTACAGATGTTCCGCAACCAGAAATATTAGAACGTATTACTGTGTTCCGCAAGGAATTTAGTGAACGCCCTGGATACGAGAAAGGTTCACCTAAACGTGCAAACAAAGTTGGTCATTATCGACGACTAGAAGAAAAGCAAGGCAAAGCAAATATGCCTGGGCATGTTAGAGCAAGCATCAACTGGAATACACTTAAACGTATGAACAACGATAAGTATTCGCAGGAAATTGTAGACGGAATGAAAGTTATTGTTTGTAAGCTAAAACAAAATCCATTAGGGTACACAAGTGTTGCATATCCAACAGATGAACTTAAAATACCAGAATGGTTTAAAGAACTGCCGTTCGATGACGCAGCTATGGCAGAGACTATTATTGATAATAAGTTAGACAACTTAATTGGTGTGCTTAACTATCCATTAGAGGATACTAAGCGTCATAACACGTTTACTAGTTTGTTTGACTTCGGAGAGTAAAATGAAGATCAAACTAGAGATAGAAATTGATACAGAGAGTGAACACGACCTAAATACTATTGAAGAAATCATAGAAAAACTTCAAGAGTTAAAGGAAAGTCTATCATGAAAGTATCAATAAATGACATAGGAGGCCTAATTGCTAAGGAAGATGAACGTTATATAGTTAAAGATAACACTATCCTTAACAACTTAGTAATTAGTTCGACTCGATTAAACAAAAACAAAAGTACATCCGGACATTCTCATGCCGGACAAGAAGAAGTATATTATTTTATACACGGCAATGGCACTATAGAATTAGACGATGTAACACATCACTTCATTGCAGGTGATGTCATATTAATTGAAGACGGAGTGTTCCATAGAGTACACGCCGGTTCAGATGGTGCATATTTTGTATGTGTATTTGACGGGAAGAGGAATCACAAATGAAAGTAGGTTTTACATGTAGCACATTTGATTTATTACATGCAGGGCATGTGATAATGTTACGAGAAGCAAAAGAACAATGCGACTATTTATTAGTCGGATTACAAGTAGACCCTAGTACAGACAGGAAAGAAAAGAATGCTCCTGTACAAACTATAGTTGAAAGATATACACAACTTAAAGCAGTTGGGTATGTTGACGAAATTATTCCTTACGGCACGGAACAAGATTTAGAAGACATTTTACAGATGTATCCAATTAACGTTCGCATACTAGGAGAGGAATACCGAGACAAAGACTTTACTGGCAAAGACATCTGTCGTAGTAGAGAAATCGAATTACATTTTAATAAAAGAGATCACCGCTTTAGTACAAGCGATTTAAGGAGAAGAGTCTGTGAATAAATATATCTTTACAAGTGAATCAGTAAGTGACGGCCACCCCGATAAGGTTGCTGATCAAATAAGTGATGCATTAGTAGATGCTGGATTAAAAGCCGGCGACGAAACAACTAGAGTAGCTATAGAAACACTAGTAACAACTAATCATGTAACAGTAGCCGGCGAAGTTGCTAACTTTAATCTAAGTCTTTACGATGTAGAAGATATTGTAAGAGCCAAAGTTAAAGAAATTGGATACGAGCAAGAAGGTTTCCATCACGAGCAACTGGCAGTATTTAATAAGATACATTCACAAAGCAGTGACATTGGATTAGGCACTGATGACTTTGGTGCAGGAGATCAAGGTATTATGTTTGGTTATGCATGTAATCATACAAGTAGTATGATGCCTGCTCCTATACATTATAGTCATGCAGTGTTAAAGAACTTAAAAACAAAACGTGGAAGTATTTTAGGTCCTGATGCTAAGTCTCAAATTAGTGTAGAGTATGATGGTGCAAGGCGTGACGGAGTTGTTAAACGCATTGATCAAATTGTTATTAGTACACAGCATACAGAAGGCAATGTAGAAGAAGCAAGAAATCTTTGTAAACTTGCGGCAATGGAAGAACTCGGAGATTTGATTGATGAGAATACTGTATGGCATCTTAACCCTACTGGCAATTTTGTCATCGGTGGGCCTGATGGTGACACCGGCCTTACAGGACGTAAGATTATCGTGGATACCTACGGTGGCTTTGCTCCTCATGGCGGCGGGGCTTTTTCTGGAAAAGACCCTACTAAAGTAGATCGTAGTGCAGCATATATGGCACGTTGGATTGCTAAGAATGTAGTAGCAGACGAAATGGCAGACTGGTGTAATATACAACTAAGCTATGCTATTGGTGTTAAGCAACCTACAAGTATTTACATTGACTCAAACGGACACAACAGATCAATTGCTAGTTTTATTGAAAAAGAACTTGATCTAAGTCCTAAAGGAA